CGCCAATGACCTCGTTGAGCCTTGCGCGCGGAATCATAGGCTCCGCCGGCGCGGTTGCTTTGTCGCTCGTTGGCGCCACCTCGGGCGCCGCCTCTTGTTCGTCAGCCATCGTCACTCTCCTCAACAGGCAACACCAACTCAGGCGCCGGCGCCGTCTCTTGTTCGTCAAAGTATCCCGCCGCCGCCAACAGGCCGCGCGCCTCGTCAGGCGACAACACGCCAGCCGCTACCGAGTTGCTGATTTGGTACGAGTTGCGCTTTTGCTCGGTTTGCGCCAACGGCTCAAGCCCGCCAATGTCGTCAAAGTATCCGGCCGCAGCCATCTTGCGCCGCGCCTCGTCAACAGTCAACACGCCCGCGCCAACCAGCGTCCTTGTCTCGTCTGCAATGGCCCGGCGCTCGTCAGGCGTCAACCCGAGCGAGGTGTAGCCGACCGAGTAACCCGCCGTCGGTAGGCTTCTGAATTGGTCCGCCCGCGCGACAATGCGACCCGTTGCAACGCCGCCCCGTAGCATACGCGCCACGGTTTGACACAAGAGCGCGTCCGAGCGGGAGAACGACCGCTCGAAGCGCATCTTTGCCTGTCGCTTGCCGTGTTGACTCAATGACAGCGCGTAGCCGCTGCGGGGGTCGCCGTCCATCCTTTGAATCTCGGAGGCGTCAAGGCCCGCCGTTGAGATAACGTGGCGGTCGTAAGTCGTGACCGCGTCAACGTAGTCGCTCAACGGGGCGCCGTCCGGGAACGCGCCAATCATTGGCTGGCCCGCCAAGTCTTCAACGGGCTCAAGCGAAAGCACCACCGCCGGATCCGCAACTACGATATCCCGCCGGCCCTCGCCAAACCCGTCAACGTGGCTCGTGCTTGGCTCAATGCCTGACGGTTGCAAGCCCGCAACGTACCGCTGGGGCCAACTTGCCGTCCGTAGGCGGTGCGAGTAGAACGACCAATACACGCCAGAAAACAGCGTCCCGACAAATATCTCAGACATCTCAAACGGGTCAAACAAAACCCCGCGGTCGGCGGCGTGGTAAAAGACGTAAGGCATGACGGGCCGCACCTCGCCCGCGTTGTCAAGGTAGACGTAAGGGTAGGCTGTGTCCCCGTAGTGCAAGGCGGTCACGTCCTCGCCTTGCTCGTCAAGAAGAGTGACCGTTGCCGTCTCAAGGCACCAAACCTCACGGACCCACGACACGCGGCCGTTGTCTCTCGGGTCAAGCCGTTGGCGGTATTCCGTCACCTTGCGCGGCTGGCCGCGGTCGCCCGTCTTGCTCTTGGCGATAACCAAAGAAGGGTCAACCTCACGCAACACAACCCGCTCGCCAACAAGGTCAACACGCAGGATCCCTTCACGGACTCCAACCGTCAACGGCTGCAACGCTTGCATCCGTGAAGTCCAGCCCGCGTCAGCCAAGACCGACTCAACAAGCGAGGCCGCCGCGGGGTCGGTTGCGTGGCTTACCGTCGGATCTTTTGTGTAGAGCTCGGACACAGCGTGGCAATACTGACGGGCCGGGTTGCTTGAGGTATCCGGCAAGCGCCACGCGTCGGCGCGCTCGGTACCAACGGCGCGACGGATAGTGTGCAAAAGGTCGGAGTCCCACTTACCCATCAAGACGCGACGCCGGAAAGCCTGCTCGGCCATGCGGTCACGGTCCTCACCAACTGGCGCCGGGATAACATTTGGAGCCGCTTTCATTGCCTCACCTCACCTTTAACACGGTACCACGCCCGGCCCTGCGTTGAGCAATAACCCCCGAGAGCGCGTAACACATAGCGTCGATCAGGTGTTTGTGCTTGCTTGCCGGCGTACCGTCCCAACGTGCTAGGCTTGTCGTCAATTGTTCACAGGACTCGTGGACAAAGAAAGCGCCCTCAGCCATCTTGCGGTGAACCCATTGGTAGGCGTAGCGCGCGGCCTGGCGCGGGTTGGCGCCTTTGCCTCGTTTGCTTGCCGTTGTTCGGATACGCGGCCTGAGTGCCTTGCGCGTTCTCAACTTCAACAATTTAGCCAACGCCGCCTCGAGGTCACCGTTGCCGCGCTTGGCCAAACCTTGGCCCGCCGGAATATCCCCGTAGGCTTGTTGCAGTTGCGGCCACTGCAACCCCAACCGCTCAAGCAATCCGAGCACCTCTTTGGCGTCGGCTTGCACCGTAGACAACGTCTCCCGCGCCCACTCGCCCAAAACCCAAACCGAGCCGTCCGGCCCAAGCCCAACAAGGACCGCGCATTGGTTACCGATCCCGGTTCCATGGTCAAACCCGACGTAGATGGTAAAGTCGAGATCCGGCAATGTTGCGACGAGGTGGCCACCAATGGAACGCGACGCCGCACGAAAGCCCGCAAAGAACGCGCCGTCGACCGCCATATCCCACTCCCCGTGTATCCGAACGGGAACCTCATAGGGTAGGCAGTCGCCTATTGTGTTCTCAATCCAGGCCGCGTCGCAAACTTGGCCGTCTCTCGTCAACTTGGGCAGGCCGCTTTTAACGTATCGCAAGGTCTCTGGCGTCATCCTTGCGTGCGTCTCGTGCAACTCGCCACGGCCTACCATCTCCTGGATATAGGTGCAATCCCGGCCGACCGGCGTGAGGGTAAAACTGATCCGGTTAGCGCCTTGCCGGACTCGAGCCGCCGCTTCGCCATACGTCTCGGGCCGGACGGGCTCGTCAAACCTGACGCGGTCAATTGTCGCGCCAGCCAAAGCGAGCGTCCCTTGGCGGTCGCTTACGTAGTGAATGATCGACCCGTTGACTAACTTGAGGTAGGGGTTGTTGCGGCCAAAGCCCTCGGCCGCGTCGTACCGTTGGCCAGGTGCTACGAGGCGCTTCGGGATTAGCGCCCAGGTAGCGTGTTGCGCGCTGAGTGACTGTTGCCGCGTTGAGCCCACAACCCACTGCCGCGCCAGCGGGTCAAGCGGGTCGTAAGGGTGGCGGCCCAAAGCGTAAAAGATATCCTCAAGGCAACCGACGAAGGTCTTCCCCAATTGGTTGCCGAGACGGAGCAACCGCTTGCGGTGCTTGCCGGCCGCTTTGAGATAGGCTTCTTGGTGCGGCAACAAGTCCACGTGGTCAAGTGGGTTTGCCTCTCGGTCTTGCCGTAAAGCCCTAACCGCTCGCAAGAGTGAGCGGTTAGGCACCACGCGACCTCAGCGCGTTCTCAATGTTCTCACGCAACACAACGAGATCCGCGGCGGGTAGCTCGTGGAGCTCGGCCGCCAATACGCCGGCCACGTCGTCAACGTTCTCAAGCGCGGCGACGCGGCGCTCGTGTTCTCGTTGCTCGCGCATGTTCACCAACTCGGACTCCAGCCGCGCATAGGCCGCCGCCTCTTTGGGTTGGTCTTTGCGTAAGTACAACCCGTGGAGCGCGGCAAAGCGTCGCGCCGGGTCGGTCAACTTGAGCGCCGCTTCAACCGCCTCAAGCGTTGCAATTTGCAGCTCCGCTTTGCACGTCTCGGACAACGCCCGCTCAGCCGCGGTCCAACTTTGCGCCTCGCGCGTAAGGTCGGCCAACTCTTGCATCTTGTCGCGGCGTCGTTGCCAACTATTCAGGATCGCGTTTTTTTTAGCCAAGACGGACGCCTGTGTGTGTGCGGGTCGCGGTGGGGGAAGGCCCGGCCTCGTGACACATTGTCACACGACACCCCCCTCCCTTTGACACTTTGTCAGCCCTCATTGGTACCCCCTCGCGCCAACTCGCGGCGCGTCAGCCACCTCATAATGCCCTCCGCATAGCTTTGGGCAAGTAGCCGCTGCCCCGCTCGGCTCATAAGCCGCCGCGCGTCGGGCCAGTGGTCAAAGAAGCCCGACTCAATCAGGACCGCAACGCCAACGGTGCGGGTCAACAGGTAGAAGTCGGCCTCGTGGTCGGCGTCACCGTCGTCAAAGTCGCCACGGTTGACCGCAAAGCCGTGGTTGTCGTAGGTAGTGAGCCCCCACCAAAGCGCGTCCGCCAAGCCGTCGCTCTCGGTTTGCCCGCGTGAGGTCCAAAGGCTAACGCCGCCGTGCCCTTGGCCCGGCCCGCTTGAATGACGGCTCAAGGCGTTGGCGTGAATAGACACAAGCGGCGCCCCCTTGTGCTCGCGTTGTATTGCGTTCACCCGAGCCGCCCGCACTTGGAGCGGCGTGTCGTTTTGTTCAAGCTCCATCCAGGTTTTGTGTGTGTCGAGCCACGCGCCGGCCACGCAGTCGTACACCCTGACGCCGGCCTTGTTGAGCATTGAGGCCAAGCGCGAGGCGATGCAACGGTTGATCAACCCTTCACCAACCCAAACGGGCGGATCTTGGTTTGTGA